GACTATGAGGAAAACGCCCGGCGGGCCTACATCAACAAGATGATGAGCCAGCGGAACATGGATCAGGAGCTGGCGGCCAACGGCGTGTACGGCGGCATGGCGGACAGCCAGCGCATTGCCAGCGAGACCAACTACGAAAATGATCTGACCGACCTGACCAACCAGTACCAGAGCACCATCTCCGACTTGCAGCAGGCCATCACCAGCGCAAAGCTGGCGGGTGATGCTCAGGCGGCGGAGGCTATGGCAAACTATCTCAGCCAGATTCAGGCACAGTATGCCAATTACCTCCAGAACGAGCGCAGCATTCAGGCGGAGATCGATATGTTCAACCGCCAGCTGGCCGCCCAGCAGGCGCAGCAGGCTCAGGCGTCGGCCTATTCCAGTGGAGGCAGTTCCGGCGGGAGCGGGTACAGCTCTGAAACCGCTGACCTGCAAAAGCGGCTGAACGCTATGGGGGCTAATCTGACGGTCGACGGCGTATGGGGCCCACAGACACAAGCGGCGTATGACCGTTATATGAACGGCGGTGATACCAGCGGCTATACTCTGACGAACCGCAACGGAAACGGCTGGATTGCCCTTGACGGCGGAGGCCGCTATTCCTACAGCGAACTCCAGAAAATGCTTGACAGCGGGCAGGTGAAGGAGGTTGTAAACGACAGGAACAGAACCGTGTCGTATGTGCGCGTGAGATAACACAGGAGGGGAGAACACCATGGGATACCGTTTTCTGGATGATTACGATCCGCGCAAGGAGCAGAAGAAAAAGCAGCAGCAAAAGGGGACGCAGAAAGCGCCCCCTTCCGGAAAACCATTGAATCCTGCCGCACAGAACAATAAGAATAACAAAACAAACACGCCGGCAGCAACGCAGCCGCGTACCTCAAAGGGCACCGCGCTGGGCGGCAGCAGCGTGACCCCGGTACAGCTGCCTGTGCAGCAGATAACAGTGCCGAAGCTGACAAAGGCCGCCACCCCGATGCAGACACAGACACCGCAGGCGCTGACATTGAAGCTGCCCAACATTCAGGCCTTCGGTGCGGGGGACTACAGTAAAGCCGGAAAGGCCATGGATCGGATCACAAAGACGGTACAAGCGGGCGCCGCACAGACCGCCAGCGGCTTCGCGGAAATCGCCGGACAGTTCCGACCGACAACAGGGCAGCAGAGCATAGGGCAGTTCTCCGGCTTTGGCGATCTGGGCCGCGCCGTGCGGGAAAGCCGCGAAAAGGGAACGGATATCAACACCAGCATTCTTTTGCAGGAGCGGCAGCGAAGGGTTCAGCAAAAGAAAAGCCAGCAGAAAATATTTGACGCCGCCACCCGCCTGACGGAGCGAGGGCAACAGTACACACAGGAAGCCAAGCAGGGGTTGGGGACGGTGGGCCAGTTTCTGGTGGACATGGGCGTGACCGGTACGCAGATGGCCGGGGACGCGCTGGCCAACCTGATCCTGCCCGGCAGCGGCCTTGTCATGATGGGCATGCGCAGCTATGGACAGGCGGCGGGCGAGGCCCGGCGGGAAGGTAAGAGCGAAGGCCAGCAGTTTCTTGCCGGCTTGAAAAGCGCCGGCATTGAGGTTTTCACGGAAAAGATGTTCGGCGCATTCTCCAAAATCTACGGCGGCGCGGCAGCGGATGAACTGGTGCAAAAGCTAGTGGGCAAGCTAACGGAGAACGCAACAGGGCAAGCGCTGCTGACATGGATTGTCAACGCAGTAGGTGAAGGTGTGGAGGAAGTGACCAGTGACCTGCTGAATCCGTTGGCTGACCGTCTGCTGCGGCTGGATGACGGGAAAGGCCCCGTCTGGTCTACAGATGATCTGGCCCAATGGGGCTATGATTTTCTGCTGGGCACAGCCATGGGTATGTTCGGCGGCGGCCAGCAGCTGGTGCGGGGCGTACAGCAGGGCCAGGCGCAGACGGCGGAGAATTATTATTACGCCGATCTGAGACGCAACGGTCTTGGCAGCGCGAACAGAGCAGCCAACGCTCAGCGGGCCAGCGACGCCATGGGGCGGATCATGCCCACGCGGGACGGACTGCGTATGCCGCGGCTGGTCGACGAACAGGGCCGCACCTATGAGGAGCGGACAACATGGCAGCAGATTCCGGAGTCCCGTCGGGCTGAATTTGACGAGGCGCAGCGCATTGCTCAGCGGTTCGGGGCACGGGTGGTGGTCAGCCAGCAGGAGGGCGTCAACGGCTCTTACCGTGACGGCGTGATCTCACTGAATCCCAATGCCGCCAATCCGGTGCGGCAGACGCTGATCCACGAGCTGACCCACCACATGGAGAGCAGCGGCCGGTACAGTGAGTTTCGGGAAACGGCACTGCGATATGTGGCGGAGAACATGGGCGCGGATGTGGACAGCGTGCGGCAGGCTCTCATGGCCGACTACGCCCAAAACGGCGTGACGCTGGACGAGGACGGGGCCACCCGCGAGATCGTGGCCAAGTTTGCAGAGGAAAAGCTGTTCACCGACGAGGCTACCGTCCGGCGGCTGCTGGCAGAGGACAGGAACCTGTTCCAGAGGATCTATGACTGGATCCGCGATATGGCGGGCAAGCTGACAGGCACCAGCGAGGAAAGCTTCCTACGTGACGCGGAGAGGCTTTATGCCAAGGCTCTGCGGGAGACGAGGGTGGAAACCGGGCGTGGGACACAGTATTCCTTTGAACAGCAACCGATCCCAACGTGGGAACAGCTGGGAGCAAAACCGGATATGCAGGTAGTGGATATTCGGGAAAACGGCTTGAAGCTGCCGTATGCGATTGAGCGAAACAGAATCCTGAATAGCGCGGAGATACAGAGCCTCTACCAGAATCCACCCGTCAACAAAGACACAGGTGAATTGATTTTCGTCACTCCTGCAACGCTGACACATTCTTTTTCCAATTCCGGTGAGAACAGCATCTATGCCACGAAACATCTTCGGAAGATACTGGAAAATGCTGTCCTGACATATGCGGAGCCAAGCCGAAAGGCGGATGATAACTCTACGGGAGTCTATACGTTGTTCGGCGCTGTACAGACCGAGACGGGCATCCAGCCTGTCAAAATCAAGGTAAAGGAGTACCGCATCGGGTCAAGTGTACCAAAACAAACGATTGCGGATTATTTCGCAAAGGAAGGCGTCGTAGACCCGTATGCTTATGCATACGACGAAAGAGTCTTGGCGCTGGAGAGCATAGAAAAAGAAGAGCCCTCCAGTTCAGCGACTGCTAACACGGAACAAAATCCGCCGCTTAGTCACCCTTCAAGCTCTTCTACCATCAGAGTACAGGATTTGCTTCGCCTTGTCAATAGCGAATATCAGAAGTATGTGCCCGACGGCACGGCCTTCAAATTTGCCGACACAAATAACAATGCAGCACAAGAACTGTCCCGGGGAGTGGCTTTTTCAAGCTCTCTTGCCGACACCACAAGTGCTGCATCTGGTATTAGTATACCCAATAATGGTGGAAATGTCAACACGGAACAGTATTCCACCGGGCGAGGGCTGGATGATCTGGCCGGCAGCAGCGACTATATGGACACGCTGGCACAGGATGAAAACATGTTCACCTCAGATGCCTACACCCTTGCGGATCGTCTATATGACCTTCAACTGCGACGGGCACAGCAGCAGGAGGCACCGCCTGAGCGTCCGGCGGAGCAGGTGGCGCAGGAGGATCTGGACGAAATTGCCGAGTTGTTTACCGATCAGGGAAGCGTTTTCGCCAGCAGGGAAGATCGCATCCGGGATACGGAGAACATGGTATCGGATCACACCATAGCCGTGGAAAAGTCCAAGCGTGAAAAAGCTTCGGAAGCATGGAGTTATTTCTACCGGAAGATGGTAGACGCCGGTCACAGCGTGAGCAAATTCGCCCAAGCGGTAAATGATCCCTATCTCTATCAAATCTACAATCAGGCAAGGGCCTCCAGTTCAGCGGGCGTCAGCATGATTACGGACGCCCAGACCAACGTGAATGCCCAAAAGGTGGGTGAGAGCCTGAACGGCATATTCTCTCCCATCCGGGCCAAGGGCGAGGATTATTACCGTGCATTCCAGATGTACCTGTTCGACCTTCACAACATCGACCGCATGAGCCTGTCGCAGAACAAGGAGGCGGCAATGCTGGAGGCAACGGCGGCGCTGAACCAGTTCGACGCCGATCACCCGGAGCTGCGTACCAATACGGAAGCGCAGCTGGCCCGGATGACCGAGAGTCTTGATCCCGATGTGGCGGAGCTGGCACGTGAGAAAATGCGGCTGCTGCGCAATGTCAACCGCGCAGACGCCATCAAGGACAAGCCGGTATTTTCCTTCGACGTCACAGCGGATGTGAGTGAGGAGCGGGCACGGCGTGCCTTGCAGGAGCACCCGGAGTTCGAGCAGTACCGCCAGCAGGTGAGGGGGTACATCGACAATCTGATGCAGTATCGGGTGGACAGCGGACTGATGACACAGGCCGACGTCGACTATTTGAAAAGGCTCTACCCCAACTATGTCCCTACGATGCGAAAAGGTGAAAACCAAGCCGGAGTCGGGCGGGATCGCAATGCCGTGCGTATTGGCCGGACAGTAGGCCGTGCGGAGGGGGGCACTGCCGATCTGGTGCCGCTGCATGAAGCCTTGGGCCGCCAGACCATGAAGGTGGTTCGAGAGGGCAGTAAAAACCGATTCGGTCAGAGGCTGCTAGACGACTTTCTACAGGCAGGTGAGAACTCAAAGGCCGCCCGCTATGTACAGGAGGCCAATGAGTACGAACACGATTTTGCGGCGGACACACTGGACGACATGAGCCGTGAGCAGCTGACCAAGGATAAGACGCCGACGGTATTCAAAGACGGGAAGTTGTGGGAGCTGACGGTGGACGACACCATGTTCGATGCGCTGAAAGCCCTGTCGCCAGACGCAGCGGAGAGCAACACCGTGACGCGGGCTGTGCGGACGGCCAACAATCTGTTTAAGGCGCTGGTGACGGGCTATAACCCCACCTTTACCATCCGCAACACGGTGCGTGATCTACAGACAGCGGGCCTGTATACCCGTGACGGCGTGGCCTTTGCCCGGAACTATCCCAAGGCGCTGGCGGAGATCAAGAACAACGGCGAATACTGGCAGATGTACAAGGCTCTGGGCGGCTCGTTCTCCTCGGTATTTGATTACAATACCGGTACGGTGAAAGAGCCGAAAGGCCGCACCGCCAAGCTGATGGCGAAGGTTGAGGCACTGAATATGGCAATGGAGCAGGCTCCACGTCTGGCGGAGTTTATGGGCGTGGTGGAGAAAGGTGGAACCAGCACCGAAAATCTGGCGGATGCCCTGTACGCCGCTGCCGATGTGACGGTCAACTTTGGTCGGGCCGGTACGCTGGGCAAGGTGCTGAACGCCAACTATGTGCCGTTTCTGAATCCCGGCATTCAAGGATTTGACAAGATGATCCGGCGGGTGACGGAGACGAAAGGCGGCAGGGAATGGGCAAAGCTTATTGTCCGGGCCGTCACGCTTGGCATCGCTCCGGCGCTGCTGAATTCGCTCCTGTACCACGATGACGAGGAATGGGACGATCTGCGGGACAGCGACAAGGACACCAACTACCTATTCAAGCTGGGCAACGGCACGTGGCTGAAAATCCCCAAAGGCCGTGAGCTGTCGTTGCTGGGCATCATGGCTGACCGGATCGGCGACGCGGTTCATGGGAAAGACGTGGATCTGATCGCCACCATCAACACCATGGGCAATCAGGTGGCACCAGCAAACCCGTTGACCAGCAACATTGCGTCGGCACTGTTTGAAGCGCAGCTGTTTGACCCGTCCAGTCCCGGCCGCACGTGGTACGGCGGCGACATCGAAAATCAGCGCCTGCAAAGCTACGCACCGGGCCAGCGGTATGACAGCAGCACGGACATTTTCTCTAAGGCCGTGGGCGGTGCGCTGGGCATCTCGCCTAAAAAGCTAAACTATGTGCTGGATCAGTATTCCGGTGTGGTAGGTGACTTCCTGCTGCCGCTGCTGACACCGCAGGCAGAGCGGGGCATGTTCTCCAAAGCCTTCACGGTCGACGTTGTGACCAGCAACCGATTGAGCGGAGATTTCTATGACAAGGCGGACGCGCTGACCTATGCCAAAAACGGCGGAGATGAAGCAGCGGCTGTGGTGAGCCGGTTCTGGAGTAAGCAGCAGTCTGCATGCAGCGACCTGTATAAGCAGATCCGTGAGGTGGAAGCCTCTGATCTGTCTAATAAGGAGAAGAGGCAGAAAACCAGAGAGCTGAAAGCACTGGTAAACGGCATCCAGAAAAACGCCATGGCGGTGGAGGAGACCTATCGCGCCGCTGTGGAAAAGAATCTTCGGAAAGGAGGCATGGATGCCGATGACGCTTACCGGGCCGCCAACAAGGATTGCTTCGGCGCGGAGTATGCCTTGCAGGTCTACAACAAAGATGTGTATGAAAAGGCGAAAAGCGCCAAGAGCAATGGCGTCAGCTATGATGACTATTACACCTACTACTTCGGCACCAGAGGGTTTGAGAAAACCGATGACACCAGTGTGACCACCCAGAAATTTGACTGGCTGCAAAGTTCCGGTATGGATCTTACATCCCAGGCGGAAATCTATTTTGCTGACATGGCCAGCGACAAGGTACTGGAGACTCAAGCAGAACTGGAAATTTCCGACGGAATCACGGCGGAGCAGTTCTACCAGTACAAGGTGGCCAGCAGCGGCATGACCAAGAAGGTGGAGAAGATGCAGGCCATCAACAGTCTGGATCTGACATCTGCCCAGAAGGACGCTATCTACTATGCAGAAGGGTGGGCGCAGAGCACCATCGGTGAAGCGCCGTGGCGTGGCAGTGATAGCGAAAACTACTCCG